CAAAGTGAGATCAATGATCTCAAAGAAAAACAAAAAATTATTAGTGACAAACTTTTGGAGTTTTGTAATGAACACGACTTAGATAGCATAAAAACAAAAGAAGGAACTGTGTCCCGCAGAATAACCACTAGATTCTGGGCTAGTGATTGGGACGAAATACATAAATTCATAAAGGAAAACGATGCTTTATATTTATTAGAACGTCGTATTAGTACCGACAATATGAAGCAGTTTCTTAGTGATAACCCAGACAAACTACCTATTGGCTTGCAGAGCAATAGCGAATACATCATATCAGTACGAAAACCAAATAATTCTTAAGGAGAACTTATGGGAAATGTAGCAATCTTCAAAGATAAAAACGCTGTTGTCAGCACTAGGAAGAGGGAACTTAGTGATCTATCTAAATCCCTCATGCAGAAATCAACTATTACTAATAGACGTATACAGGTACAACCTAACGGTACGTTCAAACGGGTTGTAAATGGTGAGCAGATTGGCAACGCTGTGCGTGGTGAAATAAATGTAATCCTCGTACACATGCTTGAGAAAGTCTCTCGTATCTTTTATAAGAGCAAGTTTGATCCGAACAAAGAAGCAACTCTACCCAACTGTTGGTCAAATCTCGGCGACAAACCAGAGGAGGCTTCATCAGACAAACAGAGTACAAACTGTTTAACTTGCCCACAAAACGTAAAAGGTTCTGGCGAAGGTGGTGGTAGAGCTTGTAGATTCCAGCGTCGTATATCTGTAATCTTAGAAGGTGATGATTCTGGTGAGGTATACCAACTAAATATCCCTGCTAAATCTTTGTTTGGTAAAGGTGTTGGTAACGTACACCCATTTGAATCATATATTAAATATCTACTCGCCAACCATGAGAGTGTTGATAATGTGGTTACCAACGTAGCATTTGATCCTAATGCTGACACCATGGAACTTGTGTTTACTCCTGTGCGGCATCTTACGGATGATGAGTATGACTTGGTAAAACAAGCACAGATGACTCCTGAAGCTAAGATGTATACGGCTATTACCGTAGCACAAGCAGATGGCGTTAAGAAACTACCTAAACAAGAAGCTAAAATCCAACGCTCTGATGAGCCAGACGATGATGAGATAGAAGAGCCACAAGTTCGCCCATCCAAGAAAGCTACTGAAGAAGCGCCAAAAGAAAAGAAAGCGGCGGCTGATATTGTAGATGAATGGTTGGCTGAATGATGGGATATGGCTACAGCATAAGGTTAATAAGGCTTAATAAAAGTGCTGACCGAAAGCTGTTAGGTGTCCGTTTGGGGAAACTGTGCATACAACATGATGTGCCGGTTTCCTCAGTGGCTACCAAATTGGGTGTAAGTAGGCAGACAGTTTATAACTGGTTTATAGGTTCTACTTCACCCAATCCTACTCTGGCTTTACGCATCGAAAAGTTTATTAATCTAATTAAATAAGAGAGCGACTTATTATGGACTTACTTAATACAGTACAGCCGTCTACAGGATGGTTTTGCGTATTAGGTATAAAAGGAGATGAAATACGGCAACATCTAGTCGAAACACGGGAGGAGGTAGATAAGCTTGTCGAGAATTTTGTTGCTAGTGGTTGGAATGTATACTTTGGGGTTGCTAAGTTTGCAACAAATGAAAATAGAACCAAAGCAAATGTTCACCTACTTAAATCTTTTTGGGTAGATATAGATTGCGGAGAGTCTAAAGCCGTAGCTAATCCAGAGACTGGGAAACCTTCTGGTTATTTGGATCAAGCCACCGGACTGCAGGCACTCAAAGATTTCTGTGAAAAGATAGGATTACCTGACCCCATCGTGGTTAATTCAGGGCGCGGTATACACGCATACTGGCCTTTACTTGAAGAAGTAACACGAGAAGAATGGGAACCTGTCGCTAAGAGACTACGTGATCTATGTATAACTCATAACTTTTATGCCGATAACTCAGTAACTACTGACGCAGCTAGAATACTTAGAGTACCTGGAACCTACAACTTTAAAGATAATCCTCCTACGCAAGTAGAAGTAATGGAGGAAGCTGAGCCTACAGCTATAACAGAGTTACGTAGTATTTTGGGTGTTAAAGAAGATATGGAGATAGCCCCTAAACGGGAGATGTCCGAGTTATCTAAATCTTTGATGTCTAACTACACGTCTGTATTTACTAAGATAATGGTGCGGAAAGACTCGTGCCAGCAGTTGTTAAGTTGTTACCGAGAACGTGAAAACCTTGCGGAGCCTAGATGGTTCAATGCTTTATCTATTGCTAAGTTCTGTAGTGATAAAGACAAAGCCATACATAAGCTATCTCAAGGACACCCAGACTACGACCCTGCTACTACTGAAGAAAAGATAGAGCATATAAAAGGGCCGCATGGCTGTGTTGAATTTGAGAAATCTAATCCGGGCGGATGTGCAGGTTGTCCGCACAAAGGTCGCATCAAGTCTCCTATTTCTCTAGGTAGGGAAGTACTAGAAGCGGATGAGGAAGATAACACCGTAGTAGTGAGCGGAGATGATAGCGGGGAAGAAGACAAAATCCATATTATTCCTAAGTATCCAGATCCATATTTTAGGGGTAAGAATGGCGGAGTATATCTGAGTCCACCAGAAGATGGTGAAGACGCCATATGTATTTATGAGCACGACTTATATGTAGTTAAACGAATGCGCGACCCAGACAGAGGGGATATGGTGGTTATTAAAGTTCACCTACCAGCTGATGGAATACGTCAATTTACTATTGAAGCGGCAATGATGTCGAAGCTATCGGATCTGGCTTCTGAATTATCTAGGCATGGAGTTATATCCCTAGGCAAAAAGAAAGCTGATGCAGTAGCTATGTACATCGCCATGTCGACTAGAAACTTACAATATTTAAAGAAAGCAGAAATTATGAGGACACAATTTGGGTGGGCTGACAATGACAGCAAATTTATTTTGGGTGATCGGGAAGTAACGGCGGATGGTATTTATCATAGCCCCCCATCTCACGTAACAGAACAGATGGCTTCATTTGTACATAAGTCTGGGACGTTGGAACGGTGGAAAGAGATATTTAAGTTATATGGCAGGGAAGGTATGGAGTCCAGAGCGTTTGCCGCCCTAAGTGCGTTCGGTTCGCCTATTTTCAAGTTTACTGGGCAGAGCGGGGCGCTAATCAGTTTGGTCAATGCTGAGTCTGGCACGGGTAAATCTACTATTTTATATATGGTTAACAGTGTATATGGAGACCCGAAGCGCCTATGTGGTCAGCCAAAAGATACCCTGAACGCTCTATACACGAAGATGGGCATATTAAATAACCTGTGTTATACGCAGGATGAAGTTACCAATATGCCGGGCAAAGTGTTCTCAGATTTTGTGTATGGTATCTCTCAAGGTAAAGGCAAAGACCGTCTGACTAGCAATGCGGAGCTACGACGTAACATAGCTTTGTGGCAGTTGCTTGGGCTTATAACTGCTAACGTATCTTCTTATGACAAAGTTGCGGCGTTTAAAGACTCAGCTGATGGTGAGCTTATGCGTATTATTGAATACACCATTGACCCTGATACGGTGATTGGGGTTGATGAAGGTAAGCAAGCGTTTAGCGTGGATCTGATGACTAACTTTGGGCATGCTGGTGAGATCTACTTAACGTATTTAGTTAGCAACCTAGAAGAAGTTAAACAGGCGGTAGAGTCTATTCAGAAGAAGATAGATAGTGAATTAAAACTTACCCAACGAGAAAGGTTTTGGTCCGCCATAGTCGCAGCAAATATAGCAGGTGGATTAATCGCTCGTAAAACAGGTCTAATAGATTGGGATATAAAGCGATTGTACGACTGGGCTTCTAACATGATCCAAGACTTACGCCACGATGTTAGACCACCAGCCAGCAGTGGAGTTGCAGTTCTTGGGGATTATTTAAATACTTATATTAACCATACCGTAGTTTGTGATGACGGAGTTGATCTGAGGACTAATAAACCAGCTATGCCTAAGATGGAGCCTCGCAATGATTTGCTTAACCGTATGGAGCCAGATACTAATAAGGTGTTTCTAACTAATAGGCACTTTAAAAAATACTGCGCTGAGCACCAGATTCACTACAAAGACGTACTAAAGACGTTGAAAGCAGAGGGCTACTTCTTAGGGACTATGAACAAACGGTTATCTAAGGGTATGAAGATAACTACACCCCCAGTAAATTGCTTATGTTTTGATATGAAAGACAGCGAACTAGCACAAAGTATTATGCAGTCTGAGTTAGACGATGATAATAGAGAAAGTTCAGTATGAGATTGATTGGGCCAAATTTAAGCGGGGTACATCATTTTTTATACCCTGTTTAAACCCAGTGCAAGCCAAACGTAGCATACTTGAAGTTACTAACCGCTTGAAATATAAGGTTTTATTTAAGGTAGTTATCGAAGAAGGAGTGCGGGGTTTACGTGTATGGAAATTATAAGTAGAATAGCACTTAGCTATACACTCTTCCTCCAGTATAGTTAGACGAATCATTAGTTCGCTCCTTCTGATTTGTCCTTGTGTTGGGAACCCCCTGGTTAACGCT